ACATTCGCATTTCTACAGCACCAGTTGCCCATATCAGTTGGCCGGTGCCTACCGCGACCAGTACATGTCTTTGGCTGAAGAGTTTTACTTCAGCATGCAAGCAGGAACCACACCACAAGCAGGGAAAATGACAAACTTTACCGAAGCCGACAGGCAACTACTCCGCGAAAATAACGAGTTACTACGGGTTATCCGCGACCAGCTAACCGGCCCTGGTAGCGGCTTCCCCGGGTGGCCACAAACCGGTGGCCGGACCCTGGTTGACACCGCCGCCGCCATTGCCGCCGCCCAGGGGATTGATGGTTGCCGCGACACCAAGAAAGCCAAGTGACAGCGTGAGCCTTCTTGATCTAGCCACTGGCTATGTTTTGGGCTTCGGTTCCGTGACCGTGTATCAAATGATTTTGGTATACCGTCTGCGTCTTGAGCTGCGGAAACAGGCTACGAGGTCGCCCCATGCCTGAGCGCCCGCCCACGCAAGTCCGCTATCCGTGGCGTTCTGTTGTCCGTAGCGTTGCCGTGGCCACCATTGCGCTGCTACCGGTGCTACCAGAGATAGCCAAGGTGGCGGGTGTGGAAACCGTGCCGCTGGTGGCTTCCACCCTGGGGATCGTGGCGGTTTTGCAGCGGATAATCACAATCCCCGAAGTCGATAAATGGCTAACCAGCGTGCTAAACGCTGGGGCTAGGAAACGCCAAGGAGAAGAAGGAGAAGACGTAAATGCCAAGTGATCTGGAAACTGTGACAGGTGATGCCGCACCCGCCACCGTGTCATGCAACGAGGCCGACCGAATCATGGAAGGCCTGGTGCTCCCCTGGGGAGACACCGGGGCAACCGCTACCGGAAGTTACACGTTTCCCCGCGGTAGCCTTGATATTCCGTCCAACATCGAGCGGGTAAAACTGCTATCTGAGCATTCCCGCCCCGGCCACCAGCCCAAGGCCATTGGCCACGCTATCAGCGCCGAAAACACCCCCGAGGGCCTTGTCATGCGCTTTCAACTGGGCAGTAGCGCCGCCGCCACCGAAGCCCTCACCAACGCCACCGAACACATCATTGATTCCTTCAGCATCGAAGCGGTAGGCGTCCGCCGCACCGGTGGCACTATCGAGTCTGCCCTGCTCAAAGCCGTAGCGCTAGTGCCCTTCCCCGCGTTCGAGAAAGCCAAGGTATACGCCGAATCCGGCAACCCCGAAGAGAAAGAAACCACAGAAATGACCCTAAACGCCGAAGACATTGCTGCTATCGCTGCGAAAGTGACCGAAACCCTCAGTGCCACTACAGCTACTCCCCGGAATAAGATTCCGGCTGGTATCCCAGGCGGTAAGGGCGCCGCTAAGCAGGAAGTCATCACCGCCGCCCACGCCGCCGAAACGATCTTGGGAATCCACACTGGTGAAATCCCTGATGATGAAATCCAAGCCGCCCTTGCCGATATCAAGGGCTCAGATTCGATTGTCACCCAGCCCAAGGCTTGGCTGGGTGAATTGTGGTCTGGTGTTGTTTACCAGCGCCGTATTATCCCACTAATCGCCACCAAAGCCTTGACCGGCCGGAAGGCTATTGGTTTCCGCTGGAAGAAAGATGCTGATAGCGGAAAGCTGCTCAAACCTGGTGTTGCCAAGTGGGCCGGCAATAAAACCGAGATTCCCACGCAAAAAGCCCAGTGGGAAGAGGTGTCGATGGATGCCCAGCCCTGGGCCGGTGGCAATGACCTTGACCGGCAAATTTTCGATTTTAACGAGGCCGAGGCGCTGCTTGCCTACTGGCAAGCCATGAACGAATCCTATGCTTTCGAGACCGACCGTGACGCTGGAAAATTCCTGGTAGACCACGCAACCGACATTCCAGACGTTGCCCAAGACATTATCCGTGCTATTACCGTTGGCGCTATCCGCGTTGACGAAGCGGTACACGTCCCCGCCGCCTACGCTATCGTCAACCCCCGCGACCTCGAAAAAGTACTCAAGTACTCTCAGCTTGATGTTCCGCACTACATGAACCTGACCCCGGTGTCCGAACCGGCAACCTGGACCACCTCCGAGTTCGTCGAATCCGGCACCGCTATTGTCGGCTGCAAAGACGCCACCACGTTCTTTGAGCTCCCGGGTTCCCCACTGCGTGCCGAGGCCGAGCATATCGCCCACGGTGGACGCGATGTAGGCTTGTTCGGCTACACCGCTCACATGCTCAACCGCGGCGAAGGCCTGGTCAAGGTTCATTTCAATAATGCCTAAGATCGAAGATTCAGAAGTCCTATCTTGGCTGGGTGTCGATGCGGTGGGTGACGCCTCCGAACAGCAGGCACTGAATGGGATTGTGGCGGCGGTTAACGCCACTGTGACGGATTGGCACGGTAACCCAGATGCCTGGTCCGACCGTATCCATACCGGTGCTGTGATGCTTGCTGCCCACCTGTGGCGCCGCCGTGCTACCCCTGGTGGCGTAGCAGCCCTGACAGACGAGGGAACAACCTATGTGCAGCGCCACGACCCCCAAGCCGCCATGCTACTAGGCCTTGGCGGCTGGACTGCCCCGGCGGTGGGCTGATGAATCCAGACATTATCCCGATGCATCTAGGGAAACTGGCTAAGGAAATCAGCAACATTGGTATTTCTGCGACGGTTAACCCCAACCGTGTCAGTATTCCTGGTGCGTGGGTTGCCCTCAAGGAGGTGGAAATCGAGTCCATGGCCCGCGGTGAGGTTACCGCCAAGGCAAGCGTGTACCTTGTTGCCGCCGATTTAGGCACCACGCTAGCGGTGGAATACCTCATGAGCATGCTAGACGACTTGCTAAACCTGCTGGAAAACCGCTACCCCACAGACATCGAGATCACCACAATCACCCTCCCCGCTATCGGGCAAACCCCCCTACCAGCGGTTGAGGTCACCTATGAATTGAAAGGCACGTAAATAATGGCGAATGTCAACACCCTAGACAGTCGTATCTCCACCGGCCCCGGAAAACTGGTTTTCGGTAAAGCTGGTGCTCAGAATGAATTTTCCGCCCTTGTTACCAAGGCTGAGCTGAACCCCTCCGTGAACACCGAGGATGGTAAACATGTCCTCAGTGGTGATTATGCACCTGGTAAAGACACGATCACGTGGACGATGGAATTAACCTGCTTCATTAACTTGAAGCGGAATGGCATTTGGGACTGGTGTTTCACCAACCGCGGTAAGGAGGTCGAATTTGAGTTCCGCCCGGTAGAAGGCGAGAAATCCGCGAAATTCACCGGCACAGTCAAGGTCAGGCCCTTGGGTGTCGGTGGCGAGGTCAACAAGGAAATGAGTAAGGATTTGACATTTCCCCTGGTTGGAGAGCCAAGCTTTACGCCTGTTCAGGAACCATAGAATTGTCCGGTCATGTCGATGTTTCCGCCGAGGTGGAGGGGCTGAAAAACCTTCGCCGCACCATTCGGCAAGCAGGCGGCGACACAAAGGATTTGCGCAACGCCAATCTAGCCGCGGCGCAGACCATCGTGCCAATAGCGGCGGGTTTGGCGCCGAAGGTCACCGGCCGGTTGGCGGCGAGTATCAGGGCGGGTGCCACGCAGAAGGCCGGCATGGTCAGGGCCGGCCGGAAGCTAGTGCCCTACGCCAATCCGGTTCACTGGGGTTGGCCGAAGCGAAATATCGAGCCGAACCCATGGATCGCTACCGCCGCCGCCGCCAACGAGGAACTATGGCTCAAGGTATATGAGCAGCATATTGACCGTATTTTAGGAAAGATTGAAGGAAAGAAACGATGAAACTAACTATCAATGTCCGGTATACCAATGGCGAAGAGGTTGCCGTGACGCCGATTCTGTCCGATCAAGTCGCTTTCGAGCGTACCGCCCGCCTCCGCGATTGGGGCACCGCCACCGACAGTCCCTTGACGTTTGCCGCCTTCCTGGCGTGGAAAGCATTACAGCGCACGGGGCAAACCGAATACAGTTTCGAGGAATTTTTGGAGAGCGTCGAGGCTCTGAGTCAGTCCGGTGGTGAGATGGGCCTAAACCCTACCGAGGCGACGCCTGCCGTGTAATCGCCCTGCTGGCTATCAACACGGGGATTCCGCCCAGCGTGCTGCTGGCGGAAGATCCGGTATGGATAGATACCATGCTTGAGGTCATGGCTGAGCAGGCGGAAGCAGCGAAAAAGAGATAGGAAAAAGAGCCGGTGGCGGGGAAAAAGAAGTCAGCAATCCTGTCGGTCAACATTGTCAGTGATGCCAATACGAAGGGCTTCACTGAGGCTGCGCGCGCTGCCCAAAAAATGGCGGCCGATATCAACGCCTCGACCGCCCAGGCGGCCGGCATGGCCACCAAGATAGGTGGGCTGACCACCGGAATTACCTCCCTTGTCTCTATCGCTGGTGGCGCCATTGGTCAGGTTGCCGCTGGTGCCACAGCGCTGGCGGCGGTGGCCGGCCCCGCCCTAGGCGCCGTCGTGCTGGGTTTCGACGGGATCAAGGAAGCCGCCGAAGGGCTCAAGGAACCTTTCGATGGCTTGAAGGAATCAGTGTCAGGCGAGTTTGCCGCGGCGCTTGAGGAGCCCTTCGAGAACCTGGGTGGCCTTATTACCGATTTAGAGGGGCCGATGGCTGGCCTGGGGGCTTCCGTGGGCAACCTAATGGGTGGCCTTGTTGATACGATTGTCAGCAATCAAAGTGAATTAGAGAAGCTCATAGGGGCGGCGGGGGAATTTACCGCCGCCATGGGACCAGGGCTAAACACGCTGTTGGAAGGGGTTTTATCCATTGGCACCGGCCTAGATGGCATAGCCGGGGATTTTGGCGCTGCTTTTGGCGGCGTCCTCGAAACCTTGGGTGAAAAGTTC